AGCCAAAGTTGAACAATTCAGACCCACAATCCCCGCCGATACATTTTCAGAAATCCGAGAAATCGACACCATGTTCTCTGAAATGTCAGGCATCACCAACGTCTTGTCAGGACGTGGTGAAAGCGGTGTGCGCTCCAGAGGCCACGCATCCGAACTGGCAAAACTTGGATCGTCGCGCCCAAAGAAACGCGCACTTGTCATCGAAGACGCCTTGGAAGTTTTGGCAACCAAGTATTTGAAACTGGATCAACAACACAACCCCGATTCGTTGCAAATGCCCGACGGCACAAAATTTATTTCAGAGCAATTCACCAAAGATTACATGGTCAAGGTGGACGCCCACTCATCCAGCCCCGTGTTCATGGAAGACTTGAAACACGACGCCGTAGAGTTGTTCAAAGCCAAAGCCATCACGCGCTCCATGTTTGTCAAGCTGATCCACCCGCCAATGGAACAAGAGATTCTTGAAGAACTCAAAGAGATTGAGAAAAAAGAAGCCGAGGCTGCAAAAGCGCAGGCGGCGCAGGCGGCACAGAAGAAGCCTTGACAAGCCTGAAAAAAAGGTTATATTGCGGTCAACAGGGGTTGGTGAAACGGGACAGCCAAGAATGCCCGGTTGCATTTATGGACAAGGAAACCTGCCATGCGTAAAGCCAAGCGTCACGCTCGTAAGAGCAAGCGTTAATTCGCGGCGGCTGAAATGCCGCTAAATCCACCCGTTTTATCAACCATTTTTTAAGGAGGTGCAACATGGCACGTCGTAAAGGTCGCAAAGGTCGCAAGTAATTCTTGCTGGCTGATTGCCGGGGCTGGGAATACCAGCCTTTTTGTATGAAAATAGGGGTCATACAAAAAGTTCGGTTTCTGTAACAAAGGAATTCCAATGTCTGCCACACCAGCATCGCCACCACAAATTGGTCACTTGACCTTTGCGCCAGCCGCAACCAACACCGATACAGGCATCACGGCCTTGGCGGGTGGCGGTCAAACTGGCGCAACACAATTGACGGCGCAATTCAACAAAGTGTCAACCGTTGCAAGCGGCAATGACTCGGTGATGTTGCCAGCCGTCACATCTACGCCCAACAAACTTGGCGCAATCGGCTCACAAGTCATTGTTCGCAACGCAGGCGCAAACTCCCTGCAAGTTTTTGGCTCCGGCACTGACACCATCAACGACGTGGCCACGGCCACTGGCGTCGCAGTCGGCGCAGGCAAAACAGCCGTTTTTATTGCTCACAGCTACAACGGCACAGTGGGTAACTGGTACATGGTGTTGTCAGCATGACCCCCGATCTAATGAAACTTGTTGCTGGGGGCGGTGGCATGAGCCAACAACAGCCCAATCCAGTATCTGCCCAGGCAGAGGGCAACTCTCCCCCTATTACCGCGCCAATGGCCACTCCACAACCAATGGAAGGCCAGCAACAATCAGCCATGATTAACATCACAATGGCTATGGATTTGTTGGAATCATCATTGGCAGCGTATGGTTCGGAGAGCGAGGAAGGCCAAACATTGTTGAATGCCTTGTCTTCGTTGTCCCGCAAGTTCGGTGCAAGCAAGAAAAAGGCAGAAGGATTGATCCCCACCGAGATCATGCAACTGATGCAGAATTTGCCTCAAGCTGGCGGCGGCTCACCACAAGCGAAAGCTATGGCCGCGCCGTCTGCTCCACCTCCCATGCCTCCACAAATGTAAGGAACCACCATGACTACCAAGTATCTCGAACCATCTTCCAAAGGTATGCGTATGCCCTTGGACAACAAGAAACAAAATGGCCCCGTTGTCAATCCTCCCCGAATGAACGAATTTGGCGGCTTTGACAAAGTTAAAGAGCCTTATGGTGCTTTCAAAAACGCAATGACCATTGTAAAACCCGGCAAGAGCCGTTAATTTTTTGAAACAGGGGAACCATCATGTCGCTCGAAAATTATTCCGTCGATCAAATCACAGAACTTGCTTCTTTGGCTGATTCTTTGGCCAAAAACCCGCAAACTCGGGAGCAGTTTTTGCGTTTGACAAAGGCTGCATCGCCCAACACGCCTATCCCTGAGATTGACCTCAAAGATCAAATGCGTACTATGGCCAAGCCTTTGATTGACAAGGTTGCAAGCCTTGAACAGCAACTTTTGCAAAAGAAAGTTGAAGACGGCATCATGAACAAGCGTTCTTCGCTTTACGACAAGGGCTTCAAAAAAGATGAAGTTGACCAAATCGAAAAGCTGATGGTAGAAAAACAAATTCCATCACACGACACGGCTGCGGAATTTTTCCGTATGCAACGTCAAAGCGCCGCTCCAACTCCTTCAACCATGACCCCTATTTCCTTGCCAAAAGGACCTATGGATCAAATGAAGGCTGGTGGCCAAACCGCAATGAATCAGTGGTCGCGTGGCGAAGCGTATTCAATCATTGACAGCATCCGTCAAGGCAAAACGCTCGTATGATCTCAAAAAAACCCACTCTTGTAGACGGTGAGGTGGGTTCCCTGCTGCGGGGGGCGGGGGAAAGAAACTTCACTGTCGAAATTTAAGGAGAAAAAATCATGTCCGTATTGGGTTCAGGAATTATTCCTTCGGGAAGTGTCGCGCAGGAACTGACGTATGTCACACGCCGCGCATTCGTGCCAAAAATGGTTGTGCAGTTGTACAACAGCACCCCGCTGCTTGCTGCGCTGATTGGTAACTCTCAGCCTGCCGTTGGTGGTGTGTCGTCTGTCTCTGTGCCCGTTCAAGGTACGGCCTTTGTGAACAGCCAGTGGTCTGACTACAGCGGCGCGTTCAACCAACCTTCGTTGCAGCAAGGTGCATACCTTTCTGAATTCAACTTGAAGCTCAACATTACGCCTATCCCATTCTTGGGCATGGAAGGTATTGTGCAGTTGGATCACGCAGTTGTGCCATTGATTGAAGCTCGTATGAACGATGCTACAAACGCCACAATGGACACAATGGCCACCGCGCTGTACAACAACTACAGCAACAACCAACAGTTCATTGGCTTGCCCGGCGCTATTGACGACGGCACAAACTTGGTGACATACGGCAACATCAACCGCAACACCAACACATGGTGGAAGTCAAAGGTTTACAACGCCTCTAACTCCAACCCAACACGCCAAAACGTCTTGCAGTACATCTCCGGCACTGTGAAAAACGGCGCTGAGTTGCCCACATTCGCTGTGTGCGGCTTTGGTACTTGGACATTGCTGGCACAAGATTTTGTGGGTCAAGAAACCTACATGATCGACGCCAACAAACCTTCGGGCTTTGCGTTTGACAGCAACGGTCCTTCAACCGCTTTCCGCGCTTTGATGGTTGCTGGCATCCCCGTGTTCCCAGATCCATACTGCCCAGAAGGTACTATGTATTTTGTGAACAGCAACTACGCAAACTTGTACATCCATGAACAAGCATCGTTTGCGTTCACTGGTTTTGAATCCACCTTGTCCAACTGGCAATTAGGCTATGTTGGCGCATTGGTCAACGTGGCTGAATTGGTTGTTACCAAGCCCAAGGCAATGACACGGGTGACAGGTTTCAACAGCTTGACCATCTAAGGAGAACAAAATGGGATTGAACATTCTTGGACCCGGCCTGAAAAGCTCTGCTTTCACTGGCGTCCCAATTACGCTGCACTCTGGTGGCACATACCAGATCCCTGCTGGCCAATTTTTGATTAACTTGGGCGCATACACTGCCGTGCAGTGGTATGACCCCGTGACTCAAACTTGGAAGCCATATCAAACCCCTGCAAACAGTGACACCATCATTGTTTCGTCAGACGGTTTCAACTACCGCGTTGTCAACATCTCCGGCACAGTTGCTGGCGCTGTCGTGACCAACGGTGGCTCTGGCTACCCCAACGGCATCTACCCCGCTGCAACCACCAACACCGCACAAACCAACTATGTGATTGCCACTGCCTCGGCTGCTGGCGCACAGAGTTCTTTGGTCGGCACGATTGCCAAGTTCAACGTGGTTGTGGGCGGCGCGATCAGCACCACCGTGACCGTGACCACTGCTGGTACAGGCTACACACGCCCACCCACACTGGTGTTTAGCGATCCTCCTGCTGGCGGCGTTCGCGCAACTGGCTATGTGTCGGCCTTGTCTAGCGGCGGTATCAGCACCGTGGTGATGACAAACCAAGGCGCTGGCTACATCACCGCACCAACCATCACCGTTCAGCCTCACCCGCTTGATACGGGCGCTTCTGGTGCTGTGTTGACAACCACCATTGACACGACCAACTTCTCTGGCCGTATCACTGCCGTGACATTGGCCGAAGGCGGCTCTGCATACGCTGCTGTGCCCACCATCTCGTTCTCAGCATCTGCTGGCTCGTCTGGTGCTGCCACCGCCGTGGCGTGCTTGTCTGCCACCGCTGTGTCGTCGGTGTCCGG